GGTTCCGGCTGTGAGAGCTGTGATATCGCCGGTTGCTCCAATCCATGCTGCGCCGTCATAAACTTCAAGGCTGTTTGTGTCCTGGAGATATGAAACCATGCCCTCTGCCAATACTCCGCTTAGGGCTGTGGTTCGAGCTGCTGAAGATGCGAAAACCATCACCGTCTGCTGCATCAAATAAGTGTTTACTTGCGCTGCCGTCAGAACGTCGCCTGTTGCGAATAACTTGTAGCCTGCTCCTGCCATGATTTCTCCTTGTTAGTAACTGAGAACGCCTGCGACGTCCAGAATTCCCTGCGATGTGCTATCTAAGATAAAAGCCTGGATGATCGGTTCGCTCGTCAGTATCTTAGTGGTGAATGTTGTCCTTGTTATGTCGTGCTGTAGTCCTTGTACGAATAATTCGCTGGTGATTGATGTGGATCCTGGCATCGTCTTTGTGATGTTGACCAGGTCGAATATCTCCAGGTCGATGCCGGCGATGTTTCGAGCGACTTGTCCGTCGTCGACCAGGTTGAGCGTCATGGAATCAATGCGAAGGGTTGCGTCCTTGCGTGATTGCAAGATCATCGTTGCCTGGTTGAGCGATTCGGTATCTGTCTGTACGAGGATGCCGGTTCTTGCTCCTGAATGGATGAAGTAGTTATCAATCGATGTTTGGCTTGATACTTCCTGTGTTGTTCCATTCAATCTTTGAACCGATACGTCGTTCACGATCAAGGTGTCGTCAAAGGCCAGATCGATCTGCGCGTATCCGATTCCTGTGCCGTCGTCGCTGAAAACTACAGGCGTGGAGTCTGCGTACTGGCTGACTGTGGTTCTTGAGTAGAAGGTTGCGTTTCCTTCTGCATCAAGAAAGAAGCCACCGAATTCGCTATTTTCTACCGTTTGAATTGCTTCGAGGACGGTTCTATCTGCTGTTCCTGGATCGGCCTGCATCGTGCTATCGCCGGCGTTGATATCTCTTTGGAATTCTGGCCAATCGACAACGTCCAGAAGTTTGTTGATTCGCGTTCCGCTTAGTTGCCCTGCTCCGGTATCCGGCACTGTGGTGATCGCTGCGTTATTGAGAAGGCGGAAGCCGTCGACGCAATTGAGGATCACTCTGGAAACTTCATCGGCTCCAAGTGCGAAGGTGGTGTCGTAGCTGGTGATAAATCCGGAGAAAAGGTAATAACGAACGCCGTCGTAATCGGCAAAGATTCGAATTTTGCGAAGCGGTATCAGTTTGCCGTAGTAGGGGCCTGCTGTATTGGCCGGGTTCCAGTCGCCGGTGTCGTCCTTGATCTCAACGACGGCCGTTCCTGCTTCCATTTTGTTCAAGATGCGATTGCGTCCTCTTCGAATCGATGATCGCAAGATGATGCTGGAAATGTCGACCGAGTCATCTGCATCTGCGAGCTGGCCTGTTCCTAGTTTGCCCTTGATCGCGTCGTCCAATGTAAAAGCTGCCGAGATAAATGCCGGGCCATTCGTGAAGTCGATCGTGGCTCCTAGCTGTGGAATGCCTGCCATCAGAGTTGAATCGCTGTCTTCGTAATCGCCTGGCCGTTATTTTGGCCCTGAAGAATGGCGTTGCGGATCGCGTTGACGAGGTCGCCTTCGCTGGTAACGCTGCCGTTTACGACGATGTTGACGGTGGATCCGCCCATTGATCCCATCCGGTTGAGTGGAATGACGGCCTCTGGCCCTGCTTCGCCGATCAGCGCAGCTGTGGGGCTGTTGACTATGCCGCCGTCGCCAAGAACGGCCATTCCCATTGATCTGAGTTTGGACTGTAGGCTCTGGGTCGTGAAGTTGCTGGTGTAATCCGGAAGAATCGGCCCAGTGAGATTGGATGCTTCTTCTGCTCTTCTAAACGCTCCCGGACTTACTGGTGTATTTATTTTAGGTTCTGGAAGAACTGGCCCGATGAAGCCTTTATCTTTCGGCTTGAGTTGGACGGTTCCGTCTCCTGGAAGATAAGGCTCGAATCCTGGCGGCAGCGGCGTTCCTGCTACTGGTGCTGGTGTTGTCGGTGCTGCGATCTTTGCGCCTGAAGCTGCAACGTATTTATTGAGCGCGTCGAGCGCGTCTTTCCAAGATTGCGCTGCCTGGTTGCCGGGTGTAGGCCAAAGGTCAGAAGGGCTTACGCCGTCTGATATTTTCTTTGCGTAATCGGCGACTTGCTTGTTTGTCATTCCCCACTTGATCGCGAGTTTATTGATTTCTTCATCTGAAAGTTTGCCGTCGTTAAGTGCTGCGAAGAAGTCAAGATAAGTCTGTGCCTGTGCCTTTGTGACGCCCCATTGTGCTGCGAGTGCGTCAACTTCCTTTGTCGTAATCTTTCCATCGTTGACTGCGAAGATTGCGCTGGTGTATGCAACGACCGCTTCTTTGCTTATGCCCCACTTTTGGGATAGGACGATTACCTCTTCTGCTGAAATCTTCGAATCTGCAACAACGCCAAGCAGATCGGTGTATCGCTTGATCGCATCGTTTGCCTTAAGTTGCGCTTCAAGGTTTGCCAGGATTGCTGTAACGCGTGCTGCTTCCTGAATGTTTGCTTGCTTTATAAGGTTCAGGCGTGCTGCTTCAAGTTGGATTGGATCTGTTTCTGTGGTTGGTTTGACTCCAAGTTTGCGCAAGGCTGCGAGCGCCTTCTGTGTTGCAATAAGTTTGAGGTCTGCTGCTGTGAGTGCCTTTGTCTTTCCTGTGGCTGTGCCAAGATTAACGTTGAGGCCCTTGAGACTTGCAAGGAAGTCATCGGTCGTTCCATTTAATCCGTCAAATGAGAATTCTAAATCTTCTCCGGATCCTTCAAGTTTATTCATCTCGCCATTGGCTTTTTTAGTTACAAGATAAAGGCCGCCAAGTGTGGCTGCAAATGCGGCAACGCCAGCGGCAGCTGCTGCGACTGAAATTCCGCCGGTGGCTGCTGCCTGTGCTGCTGCTGCTCCAATGGCTGCAGCTCGTATTGCTTTGTAAGCCTTGACCAGTCCTTCTATCGCTGTAACGAATGCAATCACTTTGCCTGCTACGAATGTTGCTGCAAATATCGCGCCAAGTGTTACGAAGATTTCTTTATGCTTTGCTACAAATGCAAAGACTTTGAAGATTGCAAATCCGAAGCCGACAATCGCTTTGATCGCCTGAGTCATAACCGCAACGAGTTTGTTTCCATTTTCGGCTAAGAATGTTTGTATCGCTGGGATGACTTTGGTTATCATCACTGTGAATAATTCTTCAAGCACCGGCATCAGCGCTGTGCCTAGTGTTTCTTTGGCTTCGTCGAATGCGATCGCCAAGCGTTTCATTCTAAATTCGAAGGTGTTTGCTCTGGTTGCTGCTGCTCCACCGAATGTCTTTGCGGTCAGTGCAAGAACGGCGTTGAGGTCTTTGCCCTTAACCATCGCATCCGTAATTGGCACGCCGAGATTCTTGAGCGCTTTGTAGTTTCCTTGCAGCGCCTTTGTTACTGCATTCGTTGCTGCGTCAAGGTCAACGCTGCCGCCTGCTGAAACATCAAGGGCCAAGCCGAGAAGTGCCTGCGCATCTGTGACTGATCCGGTTACTGAGGCGAGTTTCGCTAAGGCCGGACGAAGATTGTCGTCGACTTCTCCGAATGTTCTTTGAATCCGATCTATCCACGCTTCTGTTGAGGCGATTGCAGAATCTGTTGCTCCTGTGGTGTTCTTGAGCGAATTGGCAAGGAGCGCCTGGGATTTTTCATCTGCGATCGCAGCCTTGACGGAGTCAATTCCTACTTTGATCGCGAATGCTGCGCTGGCTGCAGCTGCTAATCCGAAGGCCTTGCCTACCTTGCCTGCAAATTTATCGAAATTCTTGCCGAGTTTGTTGATATCTCTGGCTGCTGCCTTGCTGCCCTTATCTGAATATTGGGTGATAATCCGGGCGGTTACTGCGCCTATTGCCATGCTCGGTTATCCCTTCTCTTTATTTAGATTGGCTTGCAGGGTCTTCTGTGCGTCGTCCATCGCTGATCTGATATTGGCATAAATCCGGGGGCGATCGCGATCAATGACGGCCCATATTCCGCGACTGGCTTTGCGGAAGCGGTCATTCATGTTGCCGATCATCTTGCGTCCGGTTCCTTGCCCTGGCGTCCTGCGTCCTGCGACTTCAAAGATAACGCCGGAGGCGGTCTTGTTCTTTAGTGCGCCTGCGCTGGTGGTGTAATCCGACCGCACGCGGCCCTCTGAGCGAGTTTTAATGATGCCCTGGCGAATTGCTTGCGGATCCCACGCCGGCCAGCCTTCGCCACCTCTGGTGCTCTTTCGTGGGTTCTTTGCGGCTGTCGTTCTCCAGCCACTCATCGGCGGCTTGTCTGGGATCTGGTCTTTGGCGTTATTTTCGGCCAGGCGCAGCTCGTCGTTGATTACTTTGTTAAGCCGACGAGCTGCGTCCTTGTCGAATTTCTTCAAGGCGGCGGTGGTTTCTTTGATGCCGCTGATTACGACTTCATTGGCCATGTTTGTTTGCCGCCTTTGCCTTCTCCTTAAGATAGATCACGATCGCTTCAAGGATGCCGTCTGGTGCATCCATTAATGAAATCGGATCTATTCCTGTCTCCACAGAAACTGCTGCGATTGAATATGTCAGGCTGTCTCTGTGGATTCTGAATTTGGGTCTGTGTCTAGTTGAACTCCTTCGAGCGTATCTAAGAACTCCGGGCCGAAGGGTTTCACTACGACTCCGTTGGATTTAAGTGCAAGCCATCCGAGATAATAGATGTGTTCGAGCTTCTGTTCTTCGCCGATAAGTTTTGCTAGGCCTTTGCCATACTTCTGTTCGAAGTCGACGATGATGCGTGGGCGTAATGAGAAAGTTTTTTCCACGCCATCAATCGTCTTGACTTTGATGTTTAATCCATCCATCTTTTCCCCCTACTTTCTTTAGGTTGTTGTCTTTGTAATTGCGCCGGAGATCGGCCAAGTTACAGATGCTGTTGCTAATTCACCGACGGATCCATTTAGAGGAGTCCATTCGGAGACAAGCGTTGAGAATTGATACTGAGGATTTACTGCTGTTGTTGTTCCTGCTACTGGCTTTGCAACGACTGAGACTGCTGTTCCGAGCAACGGATAGATTGTTTGCTCGACTGCTGATGTTGCGTAGTCCTGGTGAAATTCGAACGTCACAGAATTGTCTGCAAGACCGGCCACACGTGTCTTCGCTGTGTTTCCGAATGCAGTTGTTTCCACGATATCAAATGTTGAATTTAGAGTGATGCTCGAGATGTATGTCGAGAGATCGGTGCTTCCGAATACAACGGATGCGTTTGTTAGTACGAGTCTTGCCATTATGCGACCGCCTTTGTGATTGCTCCGGTGACTGGCCAAGTTACAGATGCGGTGGCTAATTCACCAACGGATCCGTTTATTGCAGTCCACTCTGAAATAATAGCAGAGCAGGTATAACTTGGATTGAATGCGCTGGTAGTCGCGCCATTTGGCTTTACGATTACCGTTGATGCCTGTCCGAGAAGTGGATAGATTGTCTGCTCCACTTCGCCGGTTGCGTAGTCCTGGTGGAATTCGAGCGTTACTGAATTGTCTGCCAATCCAGCTACGCGTGTCTTTGCTGCTGGTGTTCCGAATGCTGTGGTTTCGACGACGTCGAATGTCGAATTGAGTGTTACTGATGCGACCAAATCGCTCAGATCCACTCCGCCGACGGAGATAAATGCGTTAGTGAGAACTATGCGAGCCATTATTTTGTCGCTCCTTCTTCTGTTTCTGTTTTAATGGATGGGATTTGTGGTGCTGTGTTACTTGCTTTGATGTGGTTTCCAGCGATCAGGGTTTCTGCGCTGACTCCTGCATCTTGCAATTCTTTTGCGGTGATTGTGTCGCCTGTGGTCTTGCCGCAGACTTCTCGATTTGAGATTACTGTGTATGTCATGTGGTTCTCCTTATCCCCAGATTGTTAGGCGGTATCGGTACGAGAGAAATGTGTTCGATTGCGAGTCGTATGTTCCGGACTCTGCGCTGGTCACTCGCAATGTCTGGCATGTTCCGCCAAGCGTTCTATCTCCCTCTATTGCTGCTTTGATGGATGTCGCTCCTGTTCCTGCAAGGTATCCATCGAGCGCGTCCTGGCCTGCTCGCTCTGAGAAGCGCTGGACGATCACATAAATATCTACGTTTGCCTGATCTAATCCCCGGGCGTTATCGATATCGAATGTGAAGTCGAGCTGCCCCACGATCGCGCATGGTGGCGTTACTGGTTCTGGGATCAATTCATAAACGCGAAGTCCTGAAATTGTTTGAAGTCTTGTCTTGAGCGCGTCTCGCACCTGGCTTGGTTGCATCGGCATTATTTAGCCAGCCCATTGTTCTTGCGGAATGGTCGAAGCAAGGCTTCAACGTCTGCGTCAAGTTTGGCTGTGAGGCGCACTGTGCCTAAGTCCGGGCTTCCTGCAATTCCGAATGGCGACTGGCGGCGTGTGAATAATCGAGCTGCTTGGATCAAGGTTGCCATGTTGATCTCTGCTGGTGTTGCTGTCCATCCCCAGACGCCGGTGATCTTGCAAGCCTGGGGTAAATAATAAGGCCAGACGTATCGGCCGATTGCGAGAATGCGGTTGACTGGCCATCCGCGCTGTG